CGACGCCCCCCGCGGCGAGGTATTCCGCGATCCCGTCGCGGTCCCACAGGACGCGGACCATGAACAGCCAGTGCGAGGAAGGCTCATCCGCGAGGAGCCGGATCCCGTAGACCCCGGAGAGGAGCCTGCGGTAGAGGTCGGCGAGCCTTGCCCGGTGCCCGAGCGTGGCGTCGACAGTCTTGAGCGCCGCCAGGCCGATCGATGCGGCTATGTCGGTGGACTGGTATTTGTACCCCGGCTCGCTCTGGTCGAACGTGATCCCGCGGCGGTCCCACGCCTGCCAGCCTTTTCTGATCTTCTGCTCCCGGTCGATGTCGAACCAACGCAGCCTTTTCGCACGCTTCTCGTCGTGAGCGGTACGCACGACCAGCATCCCACCGTCCCCCGTGGACATGTGCTTGATCGCCTGGAACGAGAAGCAGGTGAAGTCCCCGTATCCGACCCCAGGGGCCCCGAGCGCCTGCGCCGCGTCCTCGACCAACGCGATCCGGGAGGGATTGCAGATTGCCCGCAATTCCTTCATCTTCGACACGAGTCCGCCCAGATGCACGGCCACGACTGCCCGGGTACGCTTCGTGACTTTCCTGGCCACATCTTGCGGGTCCACGGTGAGCGTATCCGGCAGGATGTCCGCGAAGATGATCTCCCCGCCCAGATGCAATATCGGGTGGCAGGTCGCCGTACAGGTCAACGCCGGCACGATCACTTCCGTCCCGGGGGCCACACCAGCCATCCGGTAAGCGATGTGCAGGGCGGCTGTCCCGGAATTGACCATCACGCAGCGGGGAAACCCGAACTTCTCCCCGAACCGCTTCTCGAACAGGTCGACCTTCGGTCCCTGCCCCCACCACCTCCCGGAGAGCGTGTCCCCGATCTCTCGGAGCATGAGTCCGATGTCCTGCGCCGGCGGATGGAAAAGCGGGATCATGCGGCCTTCCTCCGGAGTACCGTCAGGCCGGCACCCCAAGGGAGATGAAATATATGCCATCCGTTGAAATCCCAAACCTGGAAACGCTCCTCATCCATTTTATTCACGCCGAGGATCTCCTCCACGACGCGCACCACGCCGCGCTGGTTGTCCCACCCGAGCATCGTTGACGTTCCGTCGTCGTACACGAGCCTCTTCTGGAGGTTCGTGCAACGGAACATCACGGTGCAGGCGGGCGCGAGGTTCGGCGACCACGCCTCCCAGATGTCGAGCGTTGTGTCGTACAGCTCGTCCGTGTCGACGAACAGGACGTCAACGTCCGGCTTGTTCCCGGCTGCGTCGGCGAGCGCCCTGTATCTGCGGCCGAAGTCGCGGGCGTCCTCCCGGAAGAAGGACCAGCGAGGATAGGAGCAGACGTCCGAGAAGTCGTACAGGTCGCAGCTGGCGATCCTCGCTCCGAACAGATTCGCCGCAGCCACGAGCGCCTTGTTTGCAAGCGCCTCCCGGGACACGCCGAGCTCGATGATCATCCCCGGGGCCGCACGAACGACCGCATCGAAGATATCCGGCAGCACGGCATGGACCGCGATCCGCCGGTTCGCCTCGGCGAGCGCTACGATTCCGCTACGGGCGGCAAAGTAGCGCGTCCAGTCCATACCGCTCCACCAGTTCCTTCGAGGTTGTGATCTTGCGCACATTCTTCTCCCGGTCGATCTCCGGGCGGTTCGAGATGTGGTTCCCGGAGTTCGTCACGATGCAGAGCGTGTCGTCCACCTCTCGAAACGGGATCCGGTCTTCCCGGACCCGCCGCATGAACAGCGTGTGATCATCGCAGTGGTAGAACCAATCCGGGCGGAAAGCCCCGACCTCGTCCATCTCGAACCAGAGCGCGTTGCAGGTCGTGGAGTACGGGTAATTGTGGACCGCAAGCTCCTGCAACTTGGGGTCGAACATGTGGCAGTTCCGGTTGTAGACCGCCCGGATCTTGCGCGTATCGACCTCGTTCAGAAACTGGACCATCTCTGTCCAAAGGAGGTCGTCGGAGTCCATCCGGAGCATCCAGAAACCCTTAAGCCCGACCCCGAAGGCCCAACGGCCTGCCTCGTAAACCGAGTTGTAGGTTTTTCGTCCCATGTCCGTGTTCTTCCCGTTCCCGGCGGCCGGGACCTTCTCCGCGCCTTCCTTCGCGGTCTTCGGGATCTCCTTCAGCACGAGCGCCGCGTCCAGGTCGTCTCCGCACACAACGGGGCACCAGTGGATCCACGGGTCGTCCGCCGGGACGTCCGGCCGGTCGTGGTACGAGATGAACAGGTGGAACTGCGGGCCCGTCTGCCTTCGCAGGGACCCGAGGAACGCAGCGAAGGTCCTGCACATCATCTCCCGGTCCGGATAGTTCTTCGTCGCCCCGAAGGTCGAAACGATCAGCACCATTTCGCGAACCCCATCGCCGTGTGAACTTCTCCCGTCCCGTCCAAGTCCGGATAGTCCGACTTCATCGTCGGGGTGAGCAGTCGGAACAGGGAGAGATACTCGTCGTACCGCCGAAACCAGATGTGCGACTTGTCCTCGACCCCGATCGTCGTGTTCTCCAGGCAGAACAGTTCCCCTCCGTGCTTGATCGCCTGCACGACTTCATGGGCGACCTTCATGATCTCCATGGGCGGGACGTGCTGGAGGACGGTCCAGGTAAGTACCCCGTCGAACATGCCTCCCGGATACGGGATCGTGACCCCGTCGTACGTCCGGTAGAACCCGCCCGGCGCGTGCTTCTTCGCCTCCTCGATCGCCCACGCGGCCACGTCGAGCCCGTGGACCTCGTACCCGAGCTGGAGGAGGACTTTCGACAGCCTCCCGTATCCGCATCCCAGGTCGAGGATCCGGCCCCCCTTCTTGAACACCCGCATGAAGATCGGCCCGGCGAGCAGCTCGATCTGGACAGAGCGTGACTGGAACTCCTCCCGCGAGAACTGAACGTGGCCGACGGTCTTTCGCCCCTGTTCCGCGTACCTCTTGTCCCAGTACTCCTTCACGCCGCCGCCCTCTTCGATACGATCCCGTCTATCAGCCGCCAGAACTCGTAGGGCGCGTCGGCCAGTCGTTCACGCAGAGGCTCCGCATCGGCCAGATCCCACCCCCAGGAGGCGTGCCCGACCCGCTCGTTCGTGACGACCTTGCAACCGCACAGCGCCGCCTCGAGCACGACCCGCTCCCCTGCGCACCAGGCGTCCGGCAGGTGGACCAGGAATTCGTGCGCCGAGTAGAGCTCGGGCATCTTCTCGGGTGGGGCCGGGGGGAGCATCTTCACGTTCTTCCCCTGGATGACGTTGTTCGTCGCGAGCACACTGAACATGATCTCCGGATGACTGGAGACATACTCTTTGAGGCGGTCCCACGTCTTGATCGTCCGCACGTTGCAGACCAGCGCCGTCCCGGGGATGCGTTCCACGCCGGGGGCGGGGCGGTAGGCATCCACGTCGATCGCCAAAGGGATACATTCCCCCGTTGCGCCCAAGTTCTCCCTGTGGTTGTCCCTGTGCAAGGGGGAGAGGAACACGTTCGCCGCGGCGCGCTCGAACAGCCGGCGCGAGAACTCCGGCCGGGTGAGCTCCCTGTGGTCGTGCTCGTATTTGACGTACGGTACCCGCCGCTCGAACAGGACGGCCAGGATCGCCCGCATCTGCTCGCCCGAGAAGTGCCACAGATTGTTCAGGACGATGAGATCCGCGTTCGCAAGGACGTCCGAGGAGAAACCTGCCGGCGTCATCATCTCGATGTGGAACCCGCATTGTTCGCCCACCGCCATGACCTGCCGGGCGGAGAACTCCGCGCCGCCCTTCCAGTCGATCGCGTTGTCCTGAATCCAGGCGATTCGGGTCTTTTTCACCCGCTTCGCTTCCTGCGCGCTGACCGCGACCTTCACTTCCGCCGCGCTCTTCGTGGATGGGCGTTCGAGCGGGTCGATGATCCGCCACTTCCCCTTGCGCTCCCCGAGGAGGGCCTTGTCGCGGGAGATCCGCATCCTCACACCGTAGGTGCGCCGCAGCGCCTCATCGATATTCTCGACGGCCACCATCCTGACCATCACCTCTTCTTGTCCTCCCCGTAAACGTCCCGGTACGAGAGGAAGTCCTTCGTCTGATAGATCTTCCCGTGCGCGGGAGCCATCTCCTTGACCTCGGGGATCGTTTCCCACTTCCCGGACGCGACGCCCTTGGCGACATCCTCTTCCAGGACATGCATGGTTTCCCCGTACACCGCCTTGATATTCGGGTCGAGGACCTTCACATTCACCTTCCCCATCTCGCCCTCCTTGAAAAGCGCCCCCCGGGCCGGGAAAGAACCCGGGGGGCCGTCGATCATGATGTCTCCTACGACTCCAGGCCGTCGTCGAGGACTGCGAACGCCTCGGACACGCCGGGCGCCCCGTCCTGCCGAACCACGAACCGGATCGCGGTCTGGTCGAGGTTGAAACGCCATTCCCTCGACGTATCGATGGTCATCTCCTGCCGCATCGCCCAGATGTAGAAGGAGAGGTCGCCCAGGATGAGATCCCCGCGGACGCCGAGCGCCGGGACGTTCCTGGTCTTGACGACCGGGTAGCCCAGGAGCTGCGGACCCATGCCCGCGCCGAGGAACGTGGTGAACCCGTCGTGGTACACGGGCTGCTTGTTGTCGTCGACCTGCTTCCGCAGCGAGTTGACCGTCGCCCGCCGGGAGAGGAAGGTCAGCGCGGTGAAGTTCTCGTCGAGCGCCGACTCGAGGTTCAGGAGGTCGTAGAACTTCACGACCCCGGTGTTCGTCCGCTTGACCTCGTTGATGTTCGGGTCGGTCAGGATCCCGGTCATCTGGTCGTTCGCTCCGGTCCCGGAGAGGACTTCCCCCTCCGTCTTGTACTGGAACGCCCGGACGAAGAGCCCCGTGGTGTAGTTCATGATGTTGATCGCGGAGTCGCCGATCAGCTCGTCCGAGAACGCGACGAGGCCGATGAGCTTCTTCGCCGTGAAGGTCAGACTGTCGAACTCCGGCTTGGTGAGGGTTTTCTCCAGGCCCTCGCCGGGGTGGTACAGGAGCACGCCGCCGAAGTACGATCCCGCCGCCTGGACCAGCTTCGGGATCTTGAGCAGCAAGCTGGACATCGGGACTCGCCAGAGTTTCCCGAGGACCTGGCTCTGCGAGGTCGCGAACTCCACGACGGTTGCCAGGAACTCGGTCGGGACGAGCGGCCCGACATCGGTTGTGGACAGGAAGTCCGTCGCCTTCTCTCCGAAGACGGACTTGTACTGCTCGCGGGCCTCCGCGTTGTATTCGGAGACGTTGATCCCGAGGGCCATCGCCTTCTGGAGGTCCCCGCCGGTCGCGACGATCTTGGCGAACTTCTGCATCAGCGGGGAGAGGGAAAGCCACGGCCCGCCCCCGCTGCGGAGCCTGGCCGCCAGCCCGCCGCCGTCGACGAACCGCTGGGTGTTCTTCTCCGCCTGCTTCTGGTAGTAGCCCAGGTCGACGATGCTCTTCCCGCAGGTCTCGAAGATGTCCCCGTCGCCTGTGGGGAACAGCGACTGCTTGTTGATCCTGGCCATCTCCTCCTTGATCGCCTGCAACTCCGGAATCGGAGTCGTCTTGAGCATCTCGGCGAAGATGCCCTTCAGGTCTTCGAATTTCACTGTCATTTCCTGATTGGGTGCCGTCATTTCCTTTTCCTCCGTGTCCTGAAACGAAAAAAGGCCCGCAAGGGGCCTTCATTCGCTTCGGCTGTTTGTAGTGGGTGTTAGGGCACGCGGCCCTTCATACGGTCGATCTCTTGCTTAACGACTTCGACGTACACCTCCCTCATTGCCGCGAGGATCTGCGCCTTCTGTTTCGCTTCCGGCGTGTCCTCTTCGCGCACGATCACGAGGCGGGGCGGCGTTTTCTTCTCCGGCGGGTTGTCGTGATGCTCCTCGTCACCCTTTTCCCCGCCATCCGGTTCGGGCGGGAGGGCTTTCAAGAGCGGTTCCAGTTTCATGTAGGTTTCCGTCATCGTCTTGATCGCCTCATTCATGCTGGCGATCGCCTCTTCGAGGCCTGTGACCCTTATCTCGATCGTGAGGTGCTTCTCTTCTTCGGCGATTTTCGCCAGCAGTTCCGGCTCGGCATCGGGGTACTGCTCCTCCTTGCCTGTCGCCGGCTCGAACAGGATGCACGTATGGTCGTGGTCCTTCGCCCACTTCTTGGCAGCGTCCGCGGTGAACTTGTCGGTGGAGAAGCGGATCGCTTGGAGGTGCGCCTTGTCATCCTTGATGCCCCATATCGCGTGGATCCCGTCGCCGAACTTATTGTTCTCCCGTCGCTTCTTCGGGAACTGGTCCGGGTCTTTCACGCGGCAGGCGTGCTCGTTGGCAAAGGGTTTCTCCTCGGATGGAGGATCGACGTGCTTCTCGCACCCCTGCCCGCATTCCTTGCATTCCTTCACGTCAACGAAGCCGAACCAGCCGCGACCTTCGGCGACCTTGCCTCCGAGGTAGTCGGCATCAGCCTCCGTCTGATCCAGAAACTCCTTGATCGTCTGCGCGAACGGATTCATCGGCACGCCTGCTAGGCTGTACTCCAAGAGCGTCCACTTCGTGACATCGCGCCCGTCATATTTTCCTTCCCGCAACAGGTCCTTCGCCTCGTCCACCATGTAGCCGATGGACCAGCTCGGAAAGAAGCCGCCCTTCGTCTTCGCGTAGAGTCGCCTCCCCACGTCGTCCGGGAAGAATTGCGTCTTGGCGAGGACACCCGGCTGCCCCTTAAACTCGCCCACGCCGATCGATAGCGGCTTGGCGACCGGCTCACCTCCCATCGGACCGCGGCCATGCAGCAAGAGCACGACGGGCTTTCCCACGATCTTCATTCCCTTGGCGCGCATGATGTCGCCGCCGCGGTCCTTGTGCTCCGTGGAGATGAAGTGCTCGACGATCAGGTTCTCGTCGTCGAACGCCTTTACCTCGGCCTGGTAAATTTTGTACTCGATCGGCATGGCAGGCTCCTTTTTCTCGGGTTATGCTTTCTCGTATCCCATGGCACAGCGGCAGTTGATCGTCTCGGCCGGATCGCTTCCGTTCCCGGGGGCATCCATCTCGTCGTCTCCGACCTGGAACATTTCGCCGATCGGGATCCCTTCTTCGTACCTGGCGCCGGCATCCATGTGCGTCGGCCGGACATTCTCATCACCCGCGGTGATCCAAGTTTTGAGGACCTTCTCCTCAATCCCCGCCTGCCGGATCGCCAGAATGTCCGCCATATTGTTCCCTGCCATTACCTCCGTGCGGGAGATAAGCGGAGCGCGGTACTTGTCGTAGGAGTCGAACTTCTCCCGCAGCGTGTCCGCGATCGCGGAGAGCGGCTTTCCCTCGGAGAACCCTTGGCGCAGGATGACCTTGATGTCGTCGAACGTCGTGCCGGCGACGGCCTCGGAGAACATATCCATCCTCGTCCCGATCCATTTTTTCACCTTCGGGTCGTTGACGTTGAAGACGACGGCCGCACCGAGTTCCCGCAACACGCGGGCGCCGCCATTCCCCACCATCGTCGTAACGGGCGGAGTGAACAGTAATTTCAGCCGTGCGGCCTCCGCCTTCTTGTCGATGTTGATATTGTCGCCCACGCCTTTTTCTGCGATGTGCTTCTGGACAGCCTTCCTCGACCAGCCGGCGTACTGCGCCTCGACCTGGTGGCCCAGCCGGTGCAAACGCGCGATGACCTCCTCGCCCTGGTGCTTGAAGTACCCCTGCATCTGACCGGTCATCAACCGCTCCCAGGGAGCGGTCCGGGAGATGAAGAGCTGCCAGCGGCGGTTGCGCCGGTCGGTGCGGGACGCCTTTTCCTCTTGCGTTTCGACACCATTCCCTTTCGGGGGTGGCGGAGGCGCCGATTCGCTTCCCTCCTGGGATACCCCGAGCGGAATCCACGGCTTACTGCCCCACGGCACTGGCGGCAAGCCCTTCCTGGCCCGCACGTCGTTTACAACGGTGACGAAGTTCCTCAGCTCCATCTCCGTCTCGCGCAGATTGAAATCCCTGTCTCCGATGTCGGGCTGATCGAACTCCGCGAAGATTCCCTGGTCGTACCGCGGCAGGAAGAACGTGTTGATCTGCTCCTCGAGGAGCGTGCACTTCGGCCCGATGCACTCCTTCTCGAAGGTCTCGTCCAGGACCTCCATGTTCGCCCGGTTGGAAGGAACCTCCAGTCCCAGCTTCGCCTCGGAGAGGTCATAGGACGTGATCGTCTTCTCGCGGGAGTACTTGGCGATCTCGCCGATGCGCATTTCCCTGTTCGACCAGCCGGTTTTTTCTGCGGCCAATCCCGAGTGAGTTACCATCGGACGACCGGACCGCGTAGCATCGCCCCACTGCTCCCGGATCTGTTCGAGAATCTCTGTCAGGCGCTCCTTGGTGAGAGGTTGATCCGTGTGAAGGTGGACCCCCGGGATCCCCATGTTCTTGAGTAGCGCACGCTGCTGCTGCATGAGGAACAGGTCGATGTCGTAGGGATGCTGCTGCGCCATGAGGGGGGAGAAGCCTTCCCAAGGGGAGGAAGGATTCGGGTATTTCAGTGGGAGGATTTCCTGGGGCTTGAATGATTTGCGGACCGAGCCGTCCTGGTAGATCCACTCCTCGATCTGCATGCTGCCTGAGACGCGGGGTTTCAGCGTCGCGCCCTTGGTAAGCGGAAGCGGCCAGATCTCGCCTGGCAGCCCGAGCCCGTTGGACGGCAGGTACCAGCCGCAGAATCCCCCGAGCTCCATCCGGATCATCGTCTCATACCACAGAATCATCCGGGACATAATGCCATTGGGCCGATGGATGAGATCGAGGAATGGGTGTTCGAGGACCTCCCGCTTCTCCAGCCCCATATTTTTCAAGGCGTACGTGCGTTCGGACGCTACTCCGATCTGCTTGAATTGAACGAGCACCCCGCTCGGATCGAGCAGCTTCTGCCCATTTTTCTTTCGGAGCGTGTAGAGTCGCAGCGGCCGGGTCGCGATCGTCTTGGCGATCTTATCGACGCTTGTATAAACCCAGCCTTTGTAGGCATCCACGAGCTGCGCGTACGATTGCCCGCCACCCGACCCGAACTGCAGGGCGGACATGACAGCAGAGACGAGGTTGGCCGGCGCCGAGGCTTGCGCAGCCGCCTTTTCCAGGAGTCCCGCCTCCAGCCCGGCGAACAGGCCCATGTCTTCTGTCGGCATGCCTCCTCCGTCTCTTACGCGAAAGCGAAGCCGGGCATTGCCCGGTTCCGGAGATAGTTGATGGCCTGGGTCATTTGGTCCACCTCGTCATCGTTGGCCCCGCGCGGGAACGACGAGCATTCCTCGACGAACTCCCCGACCCATGGCGCGATCGTCGGGTCCGGAAGGTGGATATTTCCCGCCTCCTGCTCCGGCTGAATGGCGTACGCCCTGGCGACCTTGCCGCCTTCCGGGTCGACCGCGATCACCCCGGGGATCTCCTTGGTCAGCGTTTCGATGATGGCCGGCCCGTTGGCCTTGTCCTCGACGAGCACGGCCACGGCGCCTGGCCATCTTGCCTTCATCTGCCGTACAGCCTGAAGCGAGGCGGCGAATCCCATCTGGTCCTTCACGCGGTCGATCAGGTACTTGTCCGCGCCGATCCGTCCCCACGCGCCACCAGCCACGAAGTCGGAATCTTTCAGCCCCTTGAAGGCCATGTCCCAGGAGAGGATGATCTCGTCGAACTTCGCCGGACGCTGCTTGTAGTACCGCCAGTGCTCCCGCTTGAAGATCCCTCCCCCTGCCGGCGACGGCGCCTGCTGCAGCTGCCCAGCGGCGCCATAGGAACCGAGGCGAGTTTTCAGATCTTTCAGCACCGTCGCGTCGAATCGTTCCGGCCAGAGGAGCTCGCCCGATTCCTTCCGAGGATCGTACGGGCCCAGGGATGTTGATCGCCGCATCCCGTCGAACTCCATCGGGAGGCAGATGTGTTCCCACTTTACGTCCTGGGATAGTAGGTGTCCCGTGGCATCCCGCTCGTGGCCGCGCTGCTGGACCACGACCTGCCGGCCCGTCTTCGGGTCGTTCATGCGGGTGCTCCATACCTCGTCGAGCCAGCGATTCACTCCGTCTCGTACCGGGTCCGAATGGATCTCATCAAGATTGTTCGGATCATCCGCGACCAGAATATCGGCGCCCTCTCCGACGACCGATCCCCCAACGGATGTTGCAAGGCGATATCCGGCCTTGTCGTTCTCGTACCGGCTCTTCACGTTCTGGTCGCCCGTCAGCTGGTACACGCGCCCCCACCGGGCCTGATACCAGGAGCTCTCGATGATGCGCCGGCAACGGAGCGAATCGCGGACCGACAGCCCCATGGAGTAAGACGAGAACATCCACCGGGTCGTGGGGCGTGTCGCCCATTCCCATGTCGGCCAGAAAACGGCAATCAGCCCGGACTTCATGGTCCGAGGTGGTTCGTTTACGATGAGCCTGGTTATCTGCCCCGCGCTTACCGCTTCGAGATGCTCGCAGAGGGATTCGATGTGCCAGCCCGGGACGAACGGCGCCAGCGGCTCGATGATGTGCCACGCCTGCTTAATGAACTCGTGGAGGCTCTTCTCCGCGATCAGCTTCTCGATCAGGTCCAGCGGCGGGGCCTGCGGCGTCTCCGTTTCCATTCCGGATGATGTCGCGAATGCGTTTGAGATCGTCAACCGATAGGCTCCTTAAACGGTTCTCCTCTTCGGCGGAGACCCCGGGGTTCATCGGGATTCCGTCTGCCCCGGTTACCTCCTGGCGCTCGACCCAGCCGCGCTTCTTCCCCTTGCATTTGAGGTAGAAAATCATGGCGGTCAGGTTCCCGGACTGGATCTTCGCCATGAGCTTCGACTCGGTGAAGTCGAGCAGGTAATCGTCGAGTTCCCTGACCGATGCTGCGAACTGCGAATCCTTTTTCATCCATTCGAAATACGTCGTGCGCCCGATATTGGCCGCTTCGCAGGCCAGATAGATGATCCCGCCCTTTTTCTGGTAGACCTCGAGGAACATCTGCTTGCGGTGTTCCCGTTCCTCAAGTTGTTTTTCGCCACACAATGGCATGCAAACCACCTTCCTCGGCTACATTGCGATCTTTCTGCTGCCAGAATCTTGAAAATGACCGCCACGGGGTAGGTTTGGGCCGCCACAATCCACCCAACTAGGCGTTAACTTGGGGCAATAAAATAGTGAAAATAAACGCTTTTTCTGCCCTATTTCCCTTGACGGCCATATATAATGTACGTACCATATACTCAAGAATAGACGAAAAGGAGACGACGATGAAAAAGACCACCGCAAAGACCGCGAAGACCGAACAAACACTCCGGAAGATTGCTGCGGACCACCTCTCCATCGATACCCTCGAAACCCGCAACTCCGACAGTCTTGATTTTCACGAGGTGAGCGTTTGGGGCATCAAGAGCGCATTGCGTGCTGCATTCGACGCCGGCCGCAACAGCCGCTGAACCCAAGACCGGACAAAGGAGGAACACGACGATGAAGAAGACCGCGAAGATCGAAAAGACCGAGCAGTACACTACGGGCGGCCGGTTCACCGTAGACGAGATCGGGTTCATCCAGATCGCCTCCGCGAAGGTCCTCGCCGCCGCCGCCCGGGGCGAGATCGACCTCAACCGGATCGCCCGCGAGGAGCTGGCCAGCCGGGGCGCCGGCCTCAGCGGGATGTGGGTCGGGTTCGATGCCGCCCGCAAGGAGCTCGGGGTTAACAGGTAACGCATCACGAACCGGGGCCCGGTTACCGCCGGCCCCAGAAAGGAGAAACGAGATGAAGACCACGACCCGCAAGAAGAACGACGAACCGAAGGTGACCTGTCCGGTGTGCCAGGCGGAAACCAAAGAGTCCGAGATGATCCCCGAGGCGATGGCCGGAGCACGGATGTGCTATCGGTGCGCCCACTACCTTGCCCCCGAGAAGGGTGGAACGGACCACGGGGCGTTCATGGTGCGGATCGAGACCCGGGACAACGGCCTGCGCCGGGCCTTCATCCGGCCGCGCGGGTTCTGGTCGGACACGGTCGAGGTCCACGAGACCGAGGACTACTGGGAATCACACAAAGCCGGCAAGAAGGTGATCAAGCACGAGGTGCGGTGGGGCACCGGCGGTAGCGACGGGACGCACGACGAGATCCGCGTGGGCCATTTCGACTCGTACGCCGAGAACTTTGCCCGGGCGATGGACCACGCCGTGATGCTCGCCAAGACCTGGAAGATGGAACGGCAGGTATGAAGACCGCCACATCGCGTCCCCGCGGTCGTCCGGTGCTTCCCGAGGACGAACGCCGCACTGGCCGCATTGAGATCCGCGTCACTGAGATTGAGCGCCGGCGCCTCGAGGCCTTGGCCGCCGCCCGGGAGCTCCCGGTATCTGAATACCTCCGGCGCCGGGGCCTCTCCCCCCGCAGATAACCTCGCAATGGGGGCCGAATCTTGCCCCCCTCTTCCTCCCCCCCTACCGTACGAAGGCCGCCACGGGGCGGCCCACGTTCGCCCGTGGGCTACGATCTCGACGGCCAGCGTCCCTTCCTACGCCTCTGCGGCCTGGGCCCACGGGATCCGCTCCGCCTTCTTGCCCGTGAAGTTCTCCCACCGGGTGACAATGACGTCGCAGTATGGAGGATCAAGCTCCATGAGAAAGCTCTTGCGCCCCGCCTGCTCCGCGCCGATGAGCGTCGACCCGCTGCCGCCGAACAGATCCAAGACGTTCTCGCCACGGCGAGAGGAATACTCCATCGCGCGGACGGCCAGCTCCACCGGCTTCTCGGTCAGATGGATCATGCTCTGGGGGTTGACCTTCTTCACTGACCAGACGTCGACCGCATTGGTGGGGCCGTACCAGTGGTGCGCCGCGCCCTCGCGCCAGCCGTAAAAGCACCACTCGTGATTTCCCATGAAGTCCTTTCGGGTTAAGACCGGGTGCTCCTTCACCCAGATGATCGATTGGGAGAAGTAGAGCTTGCACTCCTTGAGCACGGGCGGATAGTTGCCGCAGTTAGCGTACCCGCCCCAGATGTAGAAACCCCGCCCGGGCTCCAGGACCCGGGAGATGTTGCCGAACCAGGCACGGAGCAGACGGCCGAACTCCTCGTCGGAGACGAAGTCGTTCATCAACTGCCGGTCCTTGGGCCGCATCTTCCTGGTGGTGGGCTTGGCCTTCCCCGGATGACGGGCGAGATCCAGGCTTTGGTGATGCGTCTTCGTGAACGAGCTGTTCCCGGCGGCGATCGCGTTGTTGCTCCGAGGCTCGACCTTGACGTTGTATGGGGGGTCGGTGTTCACCAGGTGAATATTCGCCCCCGCAAGGAGCCGGTCCACGTCCTCGGCACTCCCGCTGTCGCCGCATAGCAGCCGGTGCTCGCCCAGGATCCAGAGGTCCCCGGGCTGGGTGATCGCATCGTCGGGAGGTTCCGGGACATCGTCAGGATCGGTCAGCCCCCCCCCCCCCCAAGATCGAACATCGTGTTGAGCTCGTCCTTCTCGAAGCCGACCTCGAGGAGCATTGCCTCGTCGATGTTCGCGAGCTCCGCGAAATCCCACTCCCCGAGGTTCTTGTTCTCGCGGAGGTTCGCCTCGAGGTATTCCTCTTCGGTGAGCTTCCGATTCGGAATCCGGATGTCGATCGTCTCGTTCCCGCGGCCGAGGGCGACCAGGATTCGGCACCGCTGGTGCCCCGATACGATCCGGCCGTCCAGGTCGACCACGGGAATCGACATCAGGTTGAACTTTTCAAGGGACCGCTTGAGATCAGCCGTTTGCTTCTCCGTCATGTGCCGGGGGTTGTGCTCGAATGGAACGAGATCTCGGATCCTGCGTTGCTCCGTGTGCCATGCCAAGTGCTCACTCACGCTTGAACCTCCATCGCCATCGCGTTCTGCTTCCGGTGGTGCATCGCCAGCGAGTACGCCCTGCTGGTTCCCACGGGACAGCAATCGCACTCTCGTATCTCCAATTCCTTCTCCCGCGCCGGGCTGATCCTTCGTCGGAGATACGTCCGCTCCCTTTTCAACCGCGGGCAGGAACGCCATGCGTGACCAGCGGGAACGAGCATTTGAGGCTCCAAAAAGAAAAGCCCCGGGTGGCGTGCCGGGGCTTCTCGAAAGGGGATGGGGACAGAACGATGAGTCTACATCCGCTTATAAGGCCAGCATGGGGCCATGACAAGAGGACATATTATGGAAATGTCCTCCTTTGTCCACTTAGGTTTCGATGAACATACCGCCGCACTTCCCGCACGGCTTGGCCGCGTGCTTCCGGACCCATGCGTCTATGTCCTCCGGCTTGGCCATCATCCTGCGTCCGAGGAAGGAAACTGGGAAGTCAGAGTACTTCGCGATCAGGCGCGTCACTGTGCGCCCGGCCACGTTAAGATAACCCGCGATGTCCTTGCGTCCGGAAAGCCATCGGTCTTGGTCAGTCATCAATCCTCTTCCTCACGCAACTTGAATGTCCCCCTCTCTCAATCGTTGCTTGATCCTCCGGATATCACACGCCACGACCCCGCGCAACGTCACAGGGCGCCTGCGCTCCTTGCAGGTGCGGCACACCTGCGGCTTCAAGTTCACCTTCACGGCCATCGCCCGGGACAGGCACTCCGGGCAGACTAGATGATCCGGGATCCGCTCCCAGATCGAACTGGCCGCCTCCCTCGAGGCACGCTCGTAGATCTCCACCCATCCGGTCCTGTCTTCCGCCACCAGCGGGATCATCACCGACAGCGCGTAGTCCCGCTGCTTGCCCCAGACGTCCGTACGCATCGGCGGCCGCTTCGGATTGCGCATCCCACTTTTGCGCTTCGACCGCGGAACCATGATCCCCTTGCGCGGCGTGGAGGAGCGCACCCCGTCCGTCGACAGGATCTCCATGGCCTTCGCGACGTGCTGGCGAAGGGTCGGGGGCAATTACCTCACCACCTCCACCCGGTTCTCTTCACACCAAAGTTCGGATGCCTTGCCTTCGGCTGCGTATTCGACCATCACCCGTGGGGAGCCATACAAATACTCCACCCTTGCCGTGACGGTCCCGATGACCCCGGTGACGCTGTCCTTCACCTTGCTTCCCAACTCGATCTTCTCTCCCATG